CGACAACAAAACGTCTTGTAACTTGTTTGATGTTGGTGATGATCTAATGTGGAAGTCTAAAAAGAACTACACACTAGGACACATGGTGGAAAGAATTAAGATATATAATGAAGAAAAATTTAATTACAAACTAGTAAGGATAAAAGTAGATGGATAATATACAAATCTTAAAACTAGTTAATGGACAGACAATTGTTGGTATTACGGATATGCAAGCCGATGGAAATACCTACGTTCAATACCCACTAGAAATTATAACTAAGTCCATGCCTTCCCCGGACGGTCAGCCTGTAGGCGAAATGAACCACATACGTCCTTATTTAATGATGACAGACGTAGACAACGTTTCAATTGATCCTTTTAATATTATGACATCTTTTCCTTTGTCAGAATCATTCCACCAATCATATAATAATTTAGTTGAAACAGTTTACAAACAGGAAGTTAGCTACGATGGTAGCTTTTTAGATGAAGTAGACGAGGATCCGTTGGCTAAAGATGTCGAGGATTTAACTGAAGAAGAGAAAGAATATTTAGATGGAGTATTAGAACAAGTAACGGGTAGTAAGCGGACTGTACACTAAGTTGTATTAAAGTTATTATTCCTTTAATCGCTACATAGCGAAGTATACACATACAAAAACAATTTGTCAAGCAATTTTTTTATAATGGAGACCAAAATGGAAAAGAAGAAGACAAGAGCTCACTACATTGACAATAAGGAGTTCTTAAAGCAAATAAGCGAGTACAGGTTAACTGTTCTTGCCGCAAAAGAAAAAGGAGTCGATAAGCCTCCTGTAACAGGCTACCTAGGTGAGTGCTTTATTAAGATAGCAAACCACTTAGCATACAAGTCAAACTTTATCAATTATACATTTCGCGATGAGATGATCTTAGATGGTATTGAAAACTGTCTAACATATATTGATAACTTTGATCCCGCAAAATCCTCAAACCCCTTTGCGTACTTTACCCAAATTACATACTACGCATTCCTTAGACGTATTCAGAAAGAGAAGCGACAAATGGATACTAAGATGAAGTATCTACAAAGCGTTGACCTGGAAGGTCTAATTGCTGATGCTGAAGGAAGTGGTGAGGGTAGCAATGAGTTCTTAGATTGGATGCGTCAACAATTAGATCTAACAGCACAAGACAATGCTAAGATTGAGGCACAAACTAGTAAGAACATTCCTAAGAGACGACCAAAATATTTAGATAAGAAACGGTCGGATGAGGAAGAAAAAGCACTTGACAATCAGTCTAAATAGTCGTATAATAGACAAATAAATTTAGATAAAGGTATATTATGAAAGTACGATTCTCGGAAATATTCTATAGCTTTCAAGGCGAGGCTGAACACGCAGGCACTCCTACGACATGGATTCGCTTTTTTGGGTGTAACTTAGAATGTAATGGTTTTGGACAAAAAGATCCTACAGACCCCTCAACATATAAACTGCCATTTCTTGACTTAGATCTTATTAATGTAAAAAGAGTAGAAGACCTGCCTGTATGGGAATATGGTTGTGATTCTAGTTACAGTTGGAGCAAGAAGTATAAACACTTAGCACAAGACACAGACCCACAAGGTGCGGCAGATTTACTAGAATCAAAATTACCCCACGGCAAATTCACACACCCCAGAACCGGACAAGAAAATATGCTTGCCTTTACAGGTGGCGAGCCCATGTTACAACAAAAGCAGATGAAGGCAATTGTTAATGAGTTTGTTATCAGAGGCAATATTCCAAAACTTGTTACAGTAGAAACAAACGCTACTAAAAAGTTGAACCCAGAGTTGGCTGAGTGGCTTAATACATACTATCACGATATGGGCGGACAATGGCATTGGGCAATGAGTCCAAAGCTGTTACAAACATCAGGTGAAGTTGGTAAAGTCAACCTTGATATTATTATGTCTTATTTAGAAGGTGTACCTCAAAGCACAGGCATTCTAAAGTTTGTCTGTAATGGTACAGAAGATTCGTGGAAAGAGATAGAAGACTTTGTTACGGAGCTAAATAGTTATTATAAAAATGTTGCAGACAAAATTAAAAAGCCTGACATTTGGATAATGCCAGTGGGCGCTACAGTTGAAGGACAGGAATTGGTAGCGGCAGATATAGCAATAGAAGCGATGAATCGAGGCTACAAGGTAGCTACTAGGAATCACGCTTACGTCTTTGGTAATCAAATAGGAACCTAAATTGAACTTCAACATTGACGACATGGGTATATTGGATCTATCATGGTTTGAAGTGGATGAACTGATAGACAATATGATTTTGGATATAGTTGAAAAGGATTACACTATTGAACAAGTTTGTGGTGTTGCACGAGGAGGATTAATTCCAGGCGTGATAATATCTCAAAGATTGGGTGTGCCCTTTGTCCCACTAGAGTGGCAGACACGGGACGGCAAACGTAGGGATGAAATAAAACTAATACAAACTTTTAGAAGCCATTCTAACACTCTTATCGTTGACGATTTAATAGATTCAGGTACCACCTATATGGGTATTATGGATATTGTCAACAATCACTGTACCAACTCTAAAGCATTATTTGGTACTCTACTTAACAAAAAAGAAGAAATAGCACTTGACATTGTAGGATGTAATGTGTATAATATAGAAAATTGGATACAATTTCCATGGGAGAAAAAATGAGCGTAAGTAAAACAATTATAGAGAGACTAAAGACGAACAATGTTCGTTATTTTGCTAGTGATAACATCGCTCAGCATATCTCAGAACAAGAACATCAAGACTTGATTGATGAATTAACAGAAAAATTTGAGGCAGTTATTGACTCTCTACTTATTGATAGAGAGAATGACCCCAACAGTAAAGATACACCTAGGCGCTTAGCTAAGATGTATTACAACGAAATCATGGGTGGTCGCTACGAACCAGAGCCTAAAGTTACTGCCTTTCCAAATGATGATGCCTATGAACAGTTGATTGTTATTAGAAGTGATATTAAATCCATGTGTTCACACCATCATCAACCAGTTCAAGGTGTATGTTATATTGCTTGTATGCCAGGCGAAGAAGTTATCGGTTTAAGCAAATACACTAGAATTGCACAGCACTTGTCAGCACGTGGACACTTACAAGAAGAACTAACAGAAATGATTGCCAAGAAAATTGAGGAATTGACTAAATCTAAAGCAGTCGGTGTTTACATTAGAGCGAGACATGGTTGTTGCGAAAACCGTGGCATTAGATCTTCTAACAGTAGTACACAAACCACTGTGCTAAAAGGTTTGTTGAGAACAGACTCAGCACTTAAAAACGAATTTATGCACAACATACAATTACAGGAGTTGGGTAATGGATCCCTCTAAAAGACAAATAGTCGTTGACTTAGAAACACTAAGCACCAAATCAAACGGTTGCATTGTTTCAATTGGCGCTGTTGCTTTTTCAATCAACGAAGGTATCTTGGATACATTCTTTATCAACATTGATCCTAGCTCTTGTAAAAGTTATGGGCTAGCTATTGATCCACATACAATTAATTGGTGGAAAGAACAATCTCCAGAAGCACGTAAGGCTTGGCAAGTAGATCCTGTTCCTTTAGACGAGGCACTTGATAAGTTCGCATTATTTTATGGCGACAAATCCATTCCTATCTGGGGCTTCGGTGCGAACTTTGATGTTGTACTTTTAGAGAACGCCTTTAATGCTACTGGCTGGAATGAAAGCAGACCAGCAATAGATAAATTTCCATGGAAGTTTTGGGATATCTACTGTTTAAGAACACTTGCTAATGTATTAGGTAAGCGTTTAGAAAAAACAGGTGTTAATCACAATGCTCTACATGACGCCCAAGCAGAGGCGAAACTCATATTAGAAATACTAAAATCATGAACCATAAACTAGAATATGTCGTATCCGGCACCTCATACATGAGACTAAGCAATCCAAAGATTGCAGGCGATGAAATAAACTCGGCAATTGTAAACGACTTGCTAAACAAAACTGTGAACAATGTAAACTCCCACGAGTTTTCAATGCTTTACAATGCACACACAGAGTCTAGCTTTGGCGACAGGTTCAAAGTTTATACACCCAATGTTCACTCTATCCATGCAGACTCAGGCGGTCTTCAGGTTGTTACACAAGGTAAAACAATTACCGAAGAACTAAAAGATAAAGTCTACGAGAATCAGGCAAAGTATGCTGATGTTGGTATGTGCTTTGATGAGATACCCGTTACGCTTGTAGGCGATCGTTCAGATCGTAATGATGTTAAGGGTAGGTTCTTTGACAGAGATGGACACGAGAACTGCGCTAGGATTACAGGCAGAAATATTAAAAGACAATTTGAAGTCTTTGATCAACATAATAGCAACTGTAAACCTTTTGTTATTCTACAAGGCAATTGCTACGAAACATATATGGAATGGGCAAAATATATCCTAGAAGAGATCCCAACCGAAAAACATAATAAGCTCGGTGGTATCGCAATGGGTGCCGCGGCATTAGGTACAGGCAACTTAGAAGATATTCAACGTGCCTTTATTGCATCACAGGTTCCTATTAGAAATGAGAACGGCACATTGCACATTCACATTCTAGGTGTTGGTGCCCTTAGACGTTTGTTACCTTACATTATATTCCTACAGAATGGCTTGTATAAAGATGTAAAAATATCTTATGATAGTACAACTCACAGTCGTGCTGTTGAAACTGGACTGTATTATATGAATGGAAAGACAGTTAAGTTTAACCGACAGTTTAGTAACTACTATCAAGAAATGTACACAGATGTTCAAAAAGTGGTTGATTTAGGCGTAGATGTTAAAGAATTCCATCGAATTATGAACACAAATAGCACAACATGGTTAGAGAGTAACACTAACCTTAATAACTGGATAAAGATACGCACAGCGTTCATCTTAATGTCTATTCACAATTTTACTAAGCACGTGGAGAAAATTTTAAACTCTCCAGAAGAGCTATTAAAGTTTGCACACAAATTAAAACTAGAAGGAGAATATAGAAATCTATATGATGTAAAAGACTTAGACGGTTTTAACTCGTGGTTTAACAATCCTTACTTAGGTGGTAGAATGAAATCTGCACCAGTCAAGGACGAGGCACCACTTTCACTTGAAGATTTATTTTAGGAGTATATTATGGACGCACAAAAAATTAAAAACGCAATTGTTGAAATCTCAAACTCAATGACACGCTCAGATGCTGAGAAAGAGTTGGTACGAGAAATTATTAAAAAGATTAATGAGGAAGAAGGTATTGATCGAAGACTACTTCGCAAGATGGCTCGTGTATATCACAAGCAAAACTTCCAAGAAGAGAGCAGTCTGAACAGTGAATTCGAGGAGTTGTTCTCTAACATTATGGGGTAAATAATGCTTGACTTTTATAAAACGTCAGTGTATAATTTACAAAAATAAGGAGAACTCTATGAACGTATTTGCTTTACACGAAGACCCACAAGTCGCTGCTGAGATGCATTGCGACAAGCACGTGGTTAAAATGATTATTGAGTATGCACAGTTGATGTCTACAGCACATCGTGTACTTGATGGCAAATTATATGTTGATAAAACAGCAAACAATCGACGCATCAAGCGTTGGTTTTTACCGCAACAACATATGGAAGATGTCGTATACAAAGCTTCCCACGTCAATCACCCTTCAGGCATATGGACTAGAGCCTCCAACGAAAATTATAATTATCTGTTTGCTATGTGGCAGGCTCTTTGTAAAGAGTATACGCTACGTTATGGCAAATTGCACTTGACACAGCAGAAGTTAGAGTATATACTATGTCTCGAACCCGTTAATATTCCGAAAGGACCTTTAACACCTATGCCACAAGCAATGCCAGACGATGCTAAGATGCCCAATGTTGTAGATGCATATCGTAACTATTATAATATGTACAAACAGCATTTTGCTAAGTGGACAAACAGACAAACACCGGAGTGGTTTAATGCCAGTTGCTAATAGATACATTAAAGTAAGCTTTCAAAAAGAAGGCATTCACAAATACCCAGACGCTAAGAATCTGAAAGGAGTAGAGTTTTTACAATATCCTCACAGACACATCTTTCACTTCTACGTTACATTGTCCGTTGAACATAACGACAGAGACGTAGAATTTATTTTATTTAAACGTGAACTAGAAAACTTGTTTGAGAATGGAACTCTACAGTTGGATTATAAATCTTGTGAGATGTTAGCAGAAGACTTGTTAGACTATTTAGAGATTAATTATCCTAAGCGTGGTGTTAGAGTTGAAGTTTATGAAGATGATGAAAATGGTGGTATATTAGAGAATGATTTATTTAATTGATTTAGAAAGTGTAGAGACTAGATATACATCTGAGTGGAAGGATCACTTCCCTATGATGTTAGCTGAACACGCACAAGAGGTAGTTGTAATTGACGGGCCCGAAGACATTGCAGCCTGTACAACACCTGGTGCATTTCTAAACTTCTCAGGTACTAATGTTTACAAAGCAGAACAAGTAAGAAAAGTTGCAGAACTATTTACAGACAACAAAGTAAAAGAAGGCGACCACTTCTTATTTGCAGATGCATGGCACCCAGGTATTATCAATCTTAAATATATGTCAGAACTGTTAGGTATCAAAGTAAAAATACACGCACTTTGGCACGCCGGCAGTTATGATCCACAAGACTTCTTAGGTAGACTTATAGGTAAAGCAAAGTGGGTTAGACATACAGAGAAGGCATTCTTTCACGCAATTGATTACAATTACTTTGCTACAAACTTTCATATTGAAATGTTTATGGAAAACTTGCTAGTAGAAGAAACTAGATTAGCAAAGATGCATTATATGCCTTCAGGTAAAATTACACGAGCAGGTTGGCCTATGGAGTATATCTTCTCTGAGCCAAAGCAACTTGAGGAGAAAAAAGACTTAATACTATTCCCTCACAGACTTGCACCAGAAAAACAATTAGACATCTTTAAAGACTTGGCAAAATCTATGCCACAATACGAGTGGGTAGTTTGTCAGGAACAAGAACTAACAAAGGCAGAATATTACAAGTTGTTAGCACAGGCTAAGATAGTCTTTAGTGCTAACTTGCAAGAAACTTTAGGTATTAGTTGCTATGAGATATTAGCTAACGGTGGCATTCCTATGGTACCTGATAGGTTGAGTTATACTGAAATGTATGATGATGTATTTAGGTATCCTAGTCAATGGACATCTAGTATGAAGGGTTATATCTTGCACAAGTCAGAACTAATTTCTAAGATTGAAAATTACATGACTTGCTTTAATAAATTCTTACCACACATTAAAAACAATCTAGAGTACCTCAATACAGATTTCTTCTCAGGTACTAACATATATAATAACATGAGAGGTCAATAAATTATGAACTATTCTACTAAAACATATGGACACAACGAAGGACTATCTTGTGTTTTCCGACAACCAAATGCTTTCCATAGCCATTGCAGTTTACTACATGGATACTCTTTAGCTTTCAGTTTTAAATTCGGAGCAGAAGTTCTCGATGATAAAAACTGGGTGGTAGACTTTGGTGGGTTAAAAATTCTAAAAGAATGGCTAAAGTCTAGCTTTGACCATACATTGGTTGTGGATAGAGATGATCCTTTTATGAAAGACTTACTAGAACTGGAAGCAAAAGGCCTTGCCAAGGTTGTTGTTATGCCAGGCGTTGGTTGTGAAAAATTTGCGGAACACGCATTCCATAAGGCAGACGCTTTGGTAAAAGAAATGACAGATGGTAGATGCTTTGCTGTTAGTTGTGAAGTAAGTGAACACGGAGCCAACTCAGCGATCTACGAGAGGTAGACCCTTGAAAGTAGCCCTTATTACAGACTTGCACTTTGGTGCTAGAAGTGATTCTCAGCAATTTGATAACTTCTTTAGAAAATTTTATACAGAATGTTTCTTTCCTTATCTAGAAGAGCATGGCATTAAAACCATCTTTGACTTAGGAGATACATTCGATAGGCGTAAATATATAAACTATAATACGCTTAAGTCTTGCAAAGAATACTTTTTTGACAAGGCTCGGGAGTTGGGTATTGATATACAAATGATACCCGGCAACCATGATACATATTATAAAAACACAAACAATGTCAACTCTCCTGAGTTGTTGTTGTCTGAATATGAAAACGTAATTGTTTGTGAAGAACCTACGGAGATAGACTTAGATGGTACAAAAATACTCTTCTTACCTTGGCTCTGCGGTGAGAACTATCACAGCACTATGGAACGAGTCAAAGAAACGGACGCAAAAGTTTGTTTCGGGCATTTTGAATTCTCAGGCTATGATATGTATCGAGGCATGGCTAACCCTCATGGCATGGATCCTTCTGGCTTTCGTGATTTTGATCTCGTGGTTAGTGGTCATTTTCATCACAGGCATTCTAGGGGCAATATCACATATATGGGCAACCCTTACGAAATTACATGGAGCGACTATGACGACCCTAGAGGATTCGCAATATTCGACAGCGGTACTCAACAGTTGGAATACATTAACAACCCGTTTAAAATGTTTCATAAACTCTATTACGACGACACAGGTGATAGTTGCATCGCTGATAATTTTGACTTTAGTTCTATTAGGAATGGTTGTGTCAAGTTAATTGTTTCTAAGAAAACAGATTATGTAAAGTTTGACGGTTTTGTAGATGCTCTTTATCAACAAGACTTAACAGAATTAAAAATACTAGAAGACTTATCTGAGTTTGAAGACGAGGCAATAGGCGAAGAGGTTGACTTAGATGATACTATGACACTTCTAAAAGAATATGTAGACGGCGTACAAACCGAATTAGATAAAGAAGTATTGAAAAACTTATTACAATCACTATACGTTGAAGCACAGGATTTAGGTTGATTTACTTTAGAACTATAAGATGGAAAAACTTTCTATCGACGGGCAATGCTTTTACAGAAGTATCCTTAGATAGAAGTCCTAGCACATTGGTGTTAGGTGAAAACGGAAGTGGCAAGTCTACTATATTAGACGCATTGACATATGCTTTGTTCAACAAGCCATTTAGAAACATATCCAAACCACAATTAATTAACTCTATTAATGGCAAGAAGTTGTTAGTAGAAGTTGAGTTTGACATTGGTAAAAAACATTACTTGGTAAGGCGAGGCGCTTCTCCTAATGTATTCCAAATAGAACTAGATGGCGAAGTAATTAATCAGGATGCTAATGTTAGAGACTATCAAAAACATTTAGAAGAAAATGTCCTTAAACTTAATTACAAATCTTTCACACAAATTAGTGTCTTGGGCAGTGCCTCTTTTACACCCTTTATGCAGTTGCACTTAGGTGCCCGTAGAGAAATTATTGAGGACATACTAGACATTCAAATCTTCACTACAATGAACAAGGTGTTGAAGGACAAAGTAAACGCACTTAAGGATAAAATACGAGTATTGCAGATTGATGTTGACTTAGCTAAAGAGCGGGCAACAATGCAGAAAAAGTATATTGAAACTCTCGAGGCAGACAAAGCTAACAAAATCGAAAAAATTAAGGAGGAGATAAATGAGCTCGAACAGACGATTCAAGAGAATGAAAAGCTTGCGACAACAACAATCGAGAAGAAGGATTCAATGGGGGATGTCGAGACTAAGCGGAAAAAGCTTGTTGAGTACAGAAAAGGAATTGAGCGAAGAATCAGAGAATCCAGATCCGAGCTTGAGTTCTACCACGACAACGAAGACTGCCCAACCTGTAAACAAGGAATCCCACACGAATTTAAAGAACGAATAACTACTGAAAAAACAGATAGTGTTGATAAGTTAGAACAAGCCCTTAATGAATTAGACTCGGCATACAAAGAAGTTGATGAGGCATACGAAAAATATTTAGAGTTAAATGAAGAAGTCATGAGAATTAATAATGACATCATCACAGAACAAAGAGTGTTACAAAGATTATATTTAGAAATTAACGACACTAAAAATAAAGTTGCGGACATTGATGCTGAGAAAACAACACTAAAAGCCTTAGCAAAAGATGTTATAAGTAAAAATTTAGAGCGTTCAACGTTGAGTGAAGAAAACACATACTTTGATGTAGCCTCTGCACTATTGAAGGACTCTGGTATTAAAACTAAGATAATCCGCCAATATTTGCCTGTTATAAACAAGTTGGTTAATAAATACTTAGCAGCGATGGACTTCTTTGTACAGTTTGATTTAGATGAAACATTCAAAGAAACAATTAAGTCTAGACACAGAGATAAGTTTAGTTATGCAAGTTTTAGCGAAGGGGAAAAACAAAGAATTGATTTAGCTCTTATCTTCACTTGGCGAACGATTGCTAAAATGAAGAACAGTGCTAGCACAAACCTTCTTCTATTAGATGAAGTGTTTGATAGTTCGCTAGATAATAACGGAACAGACTACGTTATGACTCTACTAAATACAATAGGAAACGATACTAATGTATTTGTCATAAGTCATAAAGGAGATCAACTGTTTGACAAGTTTAGAAGTGTAGTTAGGTTTGAGAAAAAACAAAATTACTCGGTGATGGTATAAATATAGGATAGAAATATGAAAGTAACAATTTATGGAAAAACAAGATGTAGCTATTGCGATGCGGCAAAAGCCTTATGTGAACAAAAAGGATTTGATTATGAATACCTTTTGTTAGATGCAGACTACACCTTTGAAACATTCCAAGAGTCATTCCCAGGAGCTAGGACTTTTCCACAGATAGTCATTGGTGAAGATCAGAAGACAATCGGTGGCTTTAGAGAATTCCAAGACTTTTTAGATCCGAGTAATCTATGAACTTAGGTGATTTAGAACTTATCCCATTCGGAGATAAAAGGCTGAACGAGGCTCCTGCACGATTCGACTACGAAAAAGACGATGCAGAACTAGTGTCTAAACTTTTACACGAAAAATGTAATATGTTAAATGGTGCTGGATTGTCTGCAAACCAAGTTGGTTTAGATATGCAAGTGTTTACAATGGTATATGGCGAGGAGTTTAAAAGAACACTTTTTAATCCTCTTCTAGTTTCCGTTAGCGAAGAAACTTGTATTGAAAAAGAAGGTTGTTTATCCTTCCCAGGGTTATGGTTATCACTAAGCAGACCCTCAGAGGCAACCTTCCAATATACTGATGTAGAAGGTAAGGAAGTAATTGAAACCTACACTAGCGTAGCTGCTCGTATTGCACTACACGAATACGATCACATGCTAGGAAAAAACTTTACAATGAGAGCGTCTAAGTTTAAATTAGACAGAGCAATCAAAGGCTTAGACAAGAAAGTAAAAAGGTTTAAGCGTAATGTAAAAGGAGTAAGAAATGTCAGATGACAATTTTGACTTTGGGTTTACAGCCGTCGAAGAACCAAATTACGATAGCGTACCTCAATCATCAGTTACAGAAACTGTAACGAACGTAACCAAAGACTTTAGAGATGAAGTCATGGCAAAACTTTTAGACATCGAAGGAAGAATCTTAAATGCAGATTCCTCTGATATGGTGAATGAACACAGAACACTTGTAGAACAAGATGTGGCTAACAAACTAAAACAGTTAGAAGATCTAATTTTACCGTTGTTATTTAATTTACAAAAGAATCCAGATAAAGAATATATCCATTGGCCTAATAGAACGGCTATCATTGACAAACAGATTGAGAAAATTAAGGCGGTAACTAGATACTATGAACGACTTTAAAATTGACGACATTATTAATAACAGCAATCAAAACATTTATGAGAGGATTGCTGGTAGAGTAATTGATTTGTATCTAAATGATACGATTGAAGGGCCATCAGAATATGTAAATTGGAATCAATGTTTTAGAAATTGTGCCGAGAACGATGTTGTGATATTGCACATCAATTGTTACGGTGGCGATATCATGACAACGATCCAACTTCTACGTTCTATGTCTGAATGTAAAGGAAGGATCATTGCATCAATTGAAGGTGCTTGTATGAGTGCCGCAACATTCCTTTTTCTAAGTGCAGACATTTGTGAGGTTTCGGATCATACCCAGTTCTTAGTACACAATTATTCCTCAGGTAATTGGGGTAAAGGCAATGAACTGATCTCTAGAGCTCTAGCAGAACATACTTGGGCAAAGCGTTTGCTCACTGATATCTATTCAGACTTTATGACTCCCCAAGAGATTGAATCTGTTATTGAGGGTAAGGACTATTGGATGGACTCTAAGGAAGTGATTAAACGTCTTTCTAAGCGTAATGATATTAGAGAAAATCCAGCCCCCAAAACAAAAGCACCCCGCAAACCTAGAGTACCAAAACAAGCTAAAGCATCTTGACATTATAACATAACGGTATTATAATAGTTTTATAAATAAGAGATATAGTAACATTTTGGAGCAAGACTATGAAACTATCTAAAAACTTTTCTCTAGCTGAATTTGAAAAGTCGCAAACTGCTACAAGACGAGGCTTAGACAATTCTATGCCCAAAGAACATTTGGACAATGCAATCGCATTATGTGAGAATGTTCTGCAGAAAGTTAGAGACCACTTTGGCCCTGTTAACATTAACAGTGGTTATCGAGGCGACGAACTTAATAAAGCAGTAGGTGGTAGCTCTAAGTCCCAGCATTGCAAAGGACAAGCAGCAGATATTGAAGTAGCCGGCGTACCCAATTATCATTTAGCAAAATGGATTGAGGAAAATACAGACTTTGATCAAGTAATCTTAGAGTTCTATACGTCAGGTATCCCAGACTCAGGTTGGGTTCATGTGTCGTATAACACAGAAGGAAACAGAGGCAAATCATTAACAGCATCACGAGTTGATGGCAAAACTCAGTACTCTTTAGGACTGACCGCATAGGAGAAACTTATGAAATATTTAATTGGACTATTATTAATCGCAGGCACCATGCACACAGCACCCGTTGCGGCTGCTGATACAAAGGACGTTATCGGCGGTGTCGTAGGTGGTTTTATTCTTGGAGAAATTATTAACAAGAAAAGTAATCACGGGCATGGACACGGGCATTATCACCCACAGCCTATTACAGTATACGGACCCAACGGTGAGGTTTATACAATCATTGATCCTAACCGAACACAAACTCGCAGACGTTATAGGACACGAGATCATTATGATGCCTATAACAAACACTTCCCTTGCAGCAATCAAAAATCTGGGTATGGAACCTGTGTAGAAATTATTGAGCGCGTCATCGTCAAATAAAATATGAAACACCTTATATTATGTTTCGCTCTTATGAGCACAATTGCACACGGACAGACAATAGAAGAAGTTATTGTTGTAGGGCAACCTATTAACAAAGTAGAAGTAGACCCTGCACTTAACACTTCAACAATTGAATCCATCTTACCATCAATGGTTTTTACCCCAGGTGGTATTGGTGGATTTTCTTCTTTTAGAGATCGCGGACAGAGTTCTACACATACCAGAGTCTTTAGGAACGGCGTACCCGTTAACGATCCTTCTACTGGTTGGTATGACTGGGCAAACGATCTACCTCAACAATACCAAGAGATCATGATTGCTCATGGACCCAATAGTGTACTCACAGGCTCGGGTAGTTTAGCAGGCACTGTTTTTATAACAGACAAACTTAGAAAACACTTCATAGCTCAAGCAGGCAGTGATTCAAAATATGTTTCAATTGGCGACGAATACTTTTCTATAGCATCTAAGCAAGCATCGAATGGTAGCGTAATGAACACCAATGAGGAAGAAGACGACTACCATAGCAATGTTTTAAGACTTCAAACGGGTGTATTAAATTATGCTTTAACAGATTACCAATACGATTATGATTCATGCTGGGAGTCTGACGATTGTGAACAAAAGGGTAGGAAGCACGAGTTATCAATACAAGGCGAAAATGCAACATTTGGTTTCGTAGAAAACGAACAAACATTTTTGAGAAACGGTGAAGAGAGCTACTCTTCTAAAAATCAAAGATACTATTTAGATACTCGTAAGCATGTCAACGATTATGTACTACTTGGAGCAAACGTAGAAAGAGAGGATAATGGCGCCGAAAAGTTAACAGTTGGATCAGTCTACTCTTTTCTTACCTATGATTTGTTTAATGCAGGACTAAGATATGAGAACGATGATGTATTCGTATATAAAGTAGGTGTTAGAACCTCAGACTTTTCAATTAGTGTAGGGAACAGTTATAGGCGACCGACTCTATATGAAACGAACGGCGACGGTTGGGTATCACCAAATCGGTTTCTCAACGCAGAGGAGGGGCAAGGTGTCGACGTACGATATAAAATTTTTTCAGCTTTCGCCTACGAATTTGACGAGGGTATAGATTACGACTATGTCAATAACCAGTATGTGAACACAGGCTCCTACAGTACCAAGGGTATTAAGGTACTAGCATACTACAAAAAATTCAAGACAGTTATAGCAGTCACACATTCAGATCTTCCAAGGATCCCTAAACTTCGTACAGCAATCATGCTTGAGGACGACTACAAGGGTTATACCTACGGGTTCAAACTAGCATACCAAAACGGACGACGAGACGTTGACAAAACACCGCTCGAGGATGTAAAATCAGCACAGTTACATATAGGAAAAGACTTTGGAACCTACAATGTAATGTTCCAAATTAGGGACGTTTTTGATAGAGAATTCGAGATTTTACCCCAATATACTGCCGGCGGACGTGAATATTTGTTGACTTTATCCCTAAACTACTGATTTAATAAGGAAAAAGAATTCAAAAAAAGTGCGTTTTTTGCTTGACTTCTGCAGATAAAGAGTTTATAATGCTTGTATAAATTAATAAAAGTGAGGACTTTTAATGACGATACAAATAAACAACCAAAAGTCGATACTAGCAAAACTGCTAGCGACGGAGAATGTTCAGGTAGAACACGCCAACATTCCGACAGCAGCATTTGACCTTAAGAATCGAAAGATCCTCCTCCCCCAATGGAAAGACATCTCCCCTGATCTTTATGACCTCTTAGTAGGACACGAAGTCGGACACGGTTTAGAGACTCCTGAGGAAGGCTGGCACGATTCAGTTTCTAAAGACCCCAAGCTCAAAGGCTTCCTCAACATTGTAGAAGATGCTCGTATCGAGCGTAAAGTAAAAGAACGTTATCCTGGACTAGTTAAAAGTTTCTACGGTGGTTACCGAGAACTTTTTGCCCGAGACTTTTTCGGTGTTAAGGATTTAGACGTTAACGAACTTCCACTAATTGACAGAATCAATCTTCACTTTAAAGTAGGTTCTCTCCTAGGCATCAATTTTACAGACGAAGAACAAGTATTCGTAGACCGTGTAGCAAAAACTGAGACATGGGCAGACGTTGAGCAGTTAGCTCAAGAGTTGTATGGTAACTCTCAAAAAGAAGCCGAAGAAATGAAGGAACAGCAAAAGTATGTTCCTCAAGACTCAGACGAGGACTTCGAAGACGACGATGAAATGGATACTCCTCCCCCTCCCCCTCCTCCTAGCTCAGATGATGAACAGGAGGACGACGAAGAAGAATCCGAAGAAACAAATCAATCAGGCAACACCCCTTCAGACTCAGACTCAGATGAAGAAGAAGAACCCGAAGAAGGCGAGTCAACTGCCCAGGACTTGTTAGACGAGTTTATGGAAAGCGACGGCGAGATGTCAATCACAGATCAAGCTTTCCGAAAAAACGAAAAGAAGTTGATAGATATAGATAGCTTGACACCGGTTTACATAGACATCCCTGAGGTTAAGGACTGGAAAAAGTATGTAGTCCCAGCGAGCGTGATGTACACAGGCTTGAACAAGAGTTTCAAGATTATGCCAGACTATTATGCAGACACTGCTAAAGATACAGAGCTGGTAGCAACTGAACTACTCTCAACATTCAAGGCAAAAAATAACTCGGTTGTTAATCATATGGTTCAGCAATTCGAGATGAAGCGTAAAGCAACACAGATGTCTAAGGCAAAGATTTCTAAAACAGGTAAGTTGAACGAGGACAAGCTTTGGGCTTACAAGATAACAGAAGATCTCTTCAAACAGACAACGGTTGTGCCCAACGGTAAAAACCACGGTATGTGTATGTTTATTGATATGTCAGGCAGTATGTCTGGTAACATGGCAGGCACAATTGAACAGCTGTTGACTCAGGTGTTGTTTTGTAAGAAAGTCAATATTCCGTTTGAGGTTTATGGCTTTACAACTGGCAACGAATATGGCGCCGTAGAATCTCAAAGGATTCCAGGACAAGTTGCCCTACAAAAAGAAGACATGATGCTCCGTCATTTGTTCTCAGGTTCATGGAATAAGACTCAGACTGAATCTGCGATGAAGCACTTGTTATGTTATGCAGAATACTTTAACATACGTTCATCAAGAAACCGTTATGAAAACGAATGGTGGCAGGTTGAGAACAGAAACTATCAACTAGGTGGAACTAATCTCAACCATACTTTGATAATGGCAATGCAGATTGTGAAAGACTTCCGCAAGGCTAACAATGTAGAGATAATGAATACACTGTTCCTAACTGATGGTGGAGCCACAGATAACGTGGAGATTTGGGAGCAATCAACGTTTGACGATGAGCGCATTTGGAGTAAAGGTTTACTCCACAATGAGAAAGCCGTATTACGACACAAGCAATTGATTGTTGGTGGCGGCAAAAACATTCGAGGCAGAGATAGAAATTATAACACTCTTCTCCTAGTTGAAATGTTCAAGTTGACTACAGGATCCTCAGCGATCAATTACTACTTAATGCAAGGTAGCTCAACTCGAAATGTAAACTACGAGTTTGAATCAACCCAACAATACAATAGCGATTTTAGCTGGTGCTCCTTTGAAGATGGACAATACATGAAAACCTTTAGACGAGATGGTGTCTTGATGATTCAAGATCAGGTAGGCTACGATGCTCGTTTCCTAGTTAACGGTAAGAAGTTAGGTATTGATGAAGATGTCCTAGAAGTTAACTCTAGCAAGAAGGGCGACCTACTCCGAGGCTTTAAGAAGTTCAACTCAGGTAAGGTTCAGAAGCGAGTGTTCCTAAGCAAGTTTATGGATATGGTAGCATGATTCCAAAACCGATGGATATTTTTAACGATAAAAATAATGTCATAATCTCTGCTCCAAAAGTAGGGACATCAACCTTAAGATCTATCAAGGGTTTAAAATCTGGTTCTTACTTAGATTTAGAGTCTGGTAAGAAACAGAAGTGGATGCTTATCCGACACCCTTATGAAAGGTATGTTAGTGGCTTAATATCAAATAGGACATACTCTGTCTCGAGGTTAATGTTGGGCCCACAGGAAAAAAAGAAGTTCCGTAACCTAGAGTTGCATAACCAACTCGTCACCATGCCGATCTTAAGAGACCCTTCCTTTTGGGATCATTACATTAGGAATCAGGTCAATCATAATAATTCTAATAATTGGGGATTGCGAGATGTACATACCGCAAACTGGCTAGATAGGTTTGTAGTTCCTGAGAATTGTAAGATAGTTCACTTAAAACAAATGAACACACTATTAACCCAGCTGGGTTATTCACAAGTTGAAACAATAAACGCAAGTGATCCTAAAGTTCTAGCAGCAGTTGAAGAGGCTCTAGAATACCCTAATTATAGACTAGATTTGTTCCGTTACTTGCGTCCTGAGATTAAGGTATACGAACGTTTGGTAGAGCAATTAGATTTTGCGACAGAATATCCGGAAGATAAAACGGGTGGAATGTTAGGTAAGGGCCTAAGTTATTGATATTATACGGCAAAAGAGTTGAAAAAAAGTGAAAAAAAGTGCGTTTTTTGCTTGACTTTTAGAAAAATAGGCTGTATAATACTTGTATAAAATGAAAAAACAACTTAAAAATAGTGAGGACTATATTATGATGACATTAGAACGAGAGCAGTTGGTATCGGCATTGAAAGAAAAGGATACTCAAAACGGACAGTTCAAAAGGATTGATATCCTAAAGACTGCCGAAGAACTAGGACAACCCTTTCCGTCCTGGATTGTTAACAAAGACGATTGGAAAGTGTCTCGAGGACTTTACAATTTGGCAAATATGTTTCAAGGAAGCATGGCGCCAATCCAAAAGACTCAGATGCAGGTAGTTCCAAAGACTCCAGTGATGGTAGTCGAGACTCCTGAAGCCAAGGTCCTAACACAGGCAAAGTTAAACGTGGATATAGAAAATTTAATCCCAGCCAAAGACAGCACGTTTGTGCCCTTTGGTTTCTATCGAGATTTGAAGAAAGTTCTTCAGTCTCCAATGTTCTATCCAATATTCATCTCAGGATTATCAGGTAATGGTAAGACTACGATGGTTGAACAAGTATGTGCGAATCTAAACCGTGAGGCGATTCGTGTAAATATTAGTATTGAAACCGACGAAGACGATTTGATCGGTGGAAATACACTAGTTGACGGTAACGTCGTTTATAGAGAAGGACCGGTCCTCACCGCCATGAAACGTGGCGCGGTACTTATCCTTGATGAAGTAGACAGAGGATCCAACAAGCTCATGTGCCTCCAGGCCATACTTGAAGGCAAATCTTACTTTAACAAGAAGAACGGCGAGACTGTTATTCCTGCTCCCGGGTTCACGGTTGTGGCAACGGCTAATACAAAAGGCAAAGGCTCAGATGACGGAAAGTTCATCAGCGCCCAACTTTTGGACGAGGCGTTCCTGGAGAGATTCGCAATTACCGTAGAGCAGGAATACCCTACAGCAGCCACTGAGAAAAAGATTGTTCTCAACAAAATGGCTAAAGCAAATTGTACAGACGAAGAGTTTGCTACTCACCTAGTAACATGGTCCGAGGTCATTCGTAAGACTTACTTCGAAGGCGCCATTGACGAGTTGGTTAGCACACGTAGGCTTGAACACATTGTTAACGCATTCGCGATGTTCGGTGATAAGCTCAAGGCTGTACAGTTATGTGTCAACAGGTTCGATGAAGATACAAAGGCAGCGTTTGTTGACTTGTACTCAAAGGTCGACCCTTCGGCACAACCCGAAGTTACTGAAGAAGTAGCGACGGAAGAAGTAGTTGATGCAGGTGAAGATGTTACTTTCTAATTACATCAAATACTTTGACGAAGGTCTCCCGGACGATTTGTGCCGGGAGACCATTAAGTTAATGGAAGAGAATCCTCAAAATCATCATTCACATAATGGGTGCTTATTGTTCTCAGATGTGGATAGTGAATTTAGGACAAATCTTAGCGCCCCTATACTCTCCTCTGTTGGGTCCTATTCGGCACTAGTACCACAGTATGTAGTCAATTCTCTTAGGCTTAAAAGTTCTGAGATTGAGCACGTGGTGGTAACTAAAATACCAAAGGGAGAGGGTGCTAAAGTATTCTTTGATAATTATGGAACCCCTAAGAGACGCTTAGCAATGATGTATCATCTAAACACTGTCTCAGGTGGTAATATAAAATTTGAACACGCAGGCATAGAGACACAGCAGGTACAGGGGTATCTAACGGTATTCCCTTACGCTTGGCTTTATGAATACAGTATTGCCCCCGCGGACGAGGACCAATACATATTAATGACTTATTTGAGGTTAAAAGATGAAGCAGCCGCAGTATAAATACAACGAGGGAGAAGCCCTTAAAGAAATCAAAGACTATATTGATGCGACTTATAGTCAGCATTATTCACAAAACAAATATCAAGCAACCGAGTTCATCATTGATGGCGGACACGGTGAGGGTTTTTGTATTGGAAATGTCTTAAAGTATGCCCAACGGTACGGCAATAAAGGAACCGAAGCAGATTGGCGAAAGGACTTGTTGAAGGTTATCCACTACGGTATAATTGCACTCCATGTTCATGAAGTCAATAAGAAAAATCTTATAAATAGTGGTATTAAGTAATTTATAACCTAATCGGAGATTAAAAATGGCTCATGTAGTAACCTACAAATATACCCGCCCTACTGTATTGGTTGACTTTCCAACCGCTACGGCTGAACAAGCGGATTGGGATATCGAAAGACGCTCCCTAATGACAACGCACGGAATTGATCTAACTTACAATGTGAATGTAGACGGAACCGTTGCAGAAGCAGTCCTCACCGCAGAAAATCAGGAAACTTTTCAAACATACCTGGCTGCTATTGAGGCAAATGGCGGTAAAGAAATTTTACAAGACATTAAACAGCGTGGCGAATCTGACGGTGTCACTATTGAAATTTTTGTGAACGGTGTAGAGCACACACCCTAATTAAAACGGTACAACTCGTACTTGACATTTATCATGAAAGTCCGTATAATACACGGACATAAAACAATTGGAGTATATTATGAAAATATCGAAATCAACTCTTGACGTTCTCAAGAATTTCGCAACCGTCAATTCTAATATTTTAGTTCGACAAGGAAATGTTCTTTCTACTATCAGTACTGGAAAGAACATCTTTGCTCGGGCAGAAGTATCAGAAACTTTTGACAAAGAGTTTGCAATCTATGATCTAAATGGATTGTTGGCTCTCTTAACTCTCATGGAAGATCAAGAAGTATCTTTTGGAGACGAATCCATTACAGTATCTAAGGGTAGCTCAAAGTTTGAATACTTTTATGCAGACCCTAACATTATTGTATCCGCCCCTGATAAACAAATTGAAGTAGACGACTTCTACAGTTTCGACTTGTCTGCAGATGACTTGGGTATGATTATGAAAGCAGCCGCAATTACTGGAGCGCCTATGCTCTCGGTTGTAGCGAAAGATGGTAAGGTAACACTTACTGTAGGCGACCCTAGCACTCCTAAATCGAATAGCTTCAAGCAAGTTATTGGAGACGCTGGTGTCGAATTTGATTGTAGACTACAGATTGAGAACTTGAAAGTTGTCCCTGGAGCCTATAAAGTAACATTATCTCAGAAGAAATTCATGTTCCTTCAATCCACTAGTAGCGATTTAAAATACTGGTTGGCTTTGGAACGTTCTTCAGAGATCTAATATAGGAGTATATTATGGAAAACGACAAAATGACTTTTGTTTTAAGGCAGGCCTCAAACGGGTGGATTCTTGAAGTAGATAAAAATGGCGAGAATGTTGAATACATTTTTAACAGAGACGGCGCCGCATTATCTATGATGAGGAAAATCCTTAAAGGCGAATTAGATCCATTTGAAGAAGGTGACGAATAATGTTTTTCTCATCCGCAGTTCCTACCGTTGAATGGCAAACTAGAGTTGACAATGAATGGCAAACTCTGAGGAGTGAAGATGTATTTTCAGGCAAGCGAGTAGTTTTATTCGCATTGCCAGGTGCCTTTACTCCTACGTGTTCTAACTTCCAACTCCCAGGGTTTGATCTTCGTTATAACGAGTTCATTGAGAATGGCATTGATGAAGTTTATTGCTTATCTGTAAATGATTCGTTCGTAATGAACGCATGGTTCGAAAGTCTAGACATTAAAAATGTTAAGGCAATTCCAGATGGTTCTGTAGCTTTTACTAATCGTCTAGGTATGTCTGTAGCAAAGGATCATGTAACATTTGGACTACGCTCTTGGAGATACGCTATGGTTGTAAACGATGGCGAGATTGAACAAGGGTTTATTGAGAAAGGATTCGGACACAATACAGCCGACGATCCTTATGAAATCTCTACCCCTGAAAATGTGTTGGCCTTCCTCAGAGGCGATGACTTTATCACAGGCGACGACGAAGCCACAGTAGAGCCTGAGGGAAAACATATCGATCTAGTCTTAGATGACAGCGCCGATATTAAAGAACGTTTCGGTTCTTAAATTATTTATTATATTATGGTTAAGGTGAGTTATGGAAAATGTGCAAGAAAAATTCTTATGGGTGGAAAAGTATCGTCCGAGAACAATTGAAGAATGTGTTCTCCCCGAGGACACAAAAAATACTTTTTCGCAGTTCTTAAAACAAGGAGAAGTTCCTAACCTGTTACTATGCGGAACAGCAGGTACAGGTAAGACTACAGTAGCTAGAGCCCTGTGTGAAGAACTTGGTGCGGACTACATTATTATTAATGGTTCGGACGAGGGTCGTCAGATTGATACACTTAGGACTAAAATTAAACAGTTCGCGAGTGCAGTTAGTTTCGAGGGTAAGACTAAGGTAGTAATAATTGACGAAGCAGACTACTTGAATAAAGATTCAGTACAGCCTGCCTTACGTGCTTTTATTGAAACATTCTCTGAGAATTGTAGGTTCATTTTTACTTGTAACTACAAGAACCGAATTATCTCTCCCTTACATTCTAGGACAACGGTTATTGAATTTAAAACTGGCAATGGTAACAAACCAAAGCTAGCAGCAAAGTTCATGGATCGTATGAAAGTTATCCTAAACAATGAGGGTGTAGAGTTTAAGGAAAACGTCTTAGCAGAACTTCTAATTAAATACTTCCCAGACTATCGCCGTGTTATTAATGAACTACAGCGATACTCTGTGGCAGGTATAATCGACGAAGGTATCCTCAGCAACATTGCAGAAGTAAACACTAAGGAGTTGATTAACTCTTTACGTGGCAAAGATTGGAAGAAGATGCGACAGTGGGTTGCTAACAATGTGGACACAGATCCACAAGGAATTTTCCGTTACATCTTTGACTCATTACTTCCTGAGATTAAATCCGTTCCTCAAATGGTTTTGCTCATTGCAGACTATCAGTACAAGGCGGCGTTTGTAGCAGACCAAGAGATTAATCTCACAGCCTGCTTAACAGAAATCATGGCAAATGTAGAATTTAAATAATGAAAGAGTTTCACGATTTAACTGATGTTCAAGGTATCAAGGACGCTCTTCTTAACGATCTTGTAGTCGTAATTCGCAATCAGAATTTGACCCAGGAAGAAGAGATAGAGTTTTGTCAGTCGATAGGAAAGTGCCAGTATCTGAAGCATGAAAGAACAAAGCACATTGCTATAGGTGATCACATCCTTAGAGTTACGGGCGAAAAGAATGAACACGGCGAAGAAGGCTTGTTCGGACATACTTCTTCATTGGATTGGCATGCCAACCAAGCATCTAACCCTGATAGGAGCCCTCTCATTTGGCTGTACTCAGTGAAAGGTTCAGAAGGAAGTAGAACCAGCTGGATTGATATGGCACACGCATACAGAGAACTGCCTGACGATTTGAAAGAAGAGATACAAGACATTGAGATAACACTAGGCTACAAGAAAGGTTCTTATAGCGATAGTAGTTTCTTTGTTGAGCATCATGCAACAGACAAGCCGTTCAAGTTGGTGCATACAAATGATGCCGGTATCACTGGATTGTATTTCCCGTTTTTGCAAATATTTGGCATGGTAGGCAAGACACAGGACGAATTTAATAGTATAATGTCAAGACTGAAAGAGCACGTACTTCAACCTGAGTTTGCATATCATCATGATTGGCAAGATGGTGATGTTGTTATCAGTGAGCAATGGTTAAGTATACACAAGCGATGGGATTTTGAAGGAATGGAAAACCGAGTGCTACATCGTATTGCATTTGATTATAAATAAAGCAGAGAGGTTATATGCTTCATTTTAAAATTAAATTCCCCCACACCGAGGAATTAGAAAAGATACGGTTGGTATACAGGAACGGTTATACTCACGAATTGTGGGTTAAGGACCTAGAACACAAAAACGGTCTTTATTCTTGGACACACGCTTATGATGACAACAG